TGTAAAATATCGTTGACAAACTATGTTGTCACCTAATTTTAATAAAAATTCACATTTTTGTACTTCACCGTAATTTCTTTTTTTCATCTTTTTTATTTTTTATTTTGTTTATAAAAGTCTTTTTCTATTCTAGATAATCGTAAAAATGGTTTTACAAAATCAACCCAAGAATCATCGTACTTAGGTAAAATATTAAGAATTCCATCCGACATCATCAAGTCTAGAGCGTTCTTCCAATGTCTTCCTTCTGGGTCTATAGCCTCTTTTAATAGTCCTTCTATACCAGATAAGGCTTCATTAGTTAAAAATTCTTCACCAACACCAATTATCTTATAGTTAGTTTTTAGAATATTTTTTTTATGTGTTTCTGGTGTTAAAGGTTTTATCTCTTTCTGAGTTAAACCTTCTAGTATGTTTTTTTCCTTTTTAGTTGTTTTTTCTTTTGTTGTTATATGAGCAATCACTTCCTCCAAAGTTAGTTTTTTTTCCAAAATTTCAGGAACTATTTTTATTAAAGATTTTACACCAACCATTTTTATGCCATGTATATTATCTGAAGAATCACCACATATCGTTTTAACCAACCTAACATTACTAGATGGTATATACACCCCATTTAATGGTACTTTATCACCATTTTTAAATATTTTGTTTAATGATATAATATGGGTAGATACGTTGGGTGAGATTAGTTGTAATAGGTCCCTATCTGAAGTTAGAACTATAATTTCTTCTTCCGAATTTTTACAATAATAACCGATACAGTCATCAGCTTCACATAAATCAAATGAAGCCTGTCTAACATATAGTTCTTCTAGGTATTGTTGAACTCTTATTTTTTGTCGTGCATAAGATTGTAGGGTGTCTTTATCTTTTTCTTTCTTTCTTCTATTAAGTTTATATTCTGGATATATTTTTGTTCTTGGGTGTATGTTGTCTTTACCGTCCCAAAATACCACCACTTTAGTTATAAGATAGTGGTCTAAATGTTTTCTTAAAGCATTTAAAAAATGATATAATCCACCTATGTGGTTATCTCCATGGTACATATTTTTAATACCATGAAAACCAGTATTTAATAGAGAGTTTCCGTCAACTAATAAGGTTCTTATCAAAACACATTTATAAAAGGTTAAACAATTTTTTTACTTTACAATTTCTACCAACTCAATTTCAAATTTTAAATCCTCTCCAGCTAAGGGGTGATTCATATCTAGATTAACACTTTCCTCCTCTATTTTAACCACTTGTCCTTGTACTGGTCTACCTTGACTGTCTTGTCCTTGAACAAAACCATTTAGTTCGTAAACCATTTCTTTTGGAAATTCTGATTTAGGTACTGTAATAACAGCTTCATCGATGTATTTACCGTAAGCTTCTTCAGATGCCAATGAAATAGTCTTTGTTCCACCAACTTCCAAATCCTTAACAGCGTCATTAAAGCCTTTAAGTAATTTACCGTCATCTATAGCAAATTCTAGTGGTTGGTTTCTATCTCTTGAACTATCAAATACTTGTCCTTCTTTTAGTGTTCCTGTGTAGTGTACTTTAACTTTGTCTCCTGTTTTTAATTTAGTCATTTTCTTTTTCTATTTTTAAGTCGAAATCACCACCCACGCCTAATTGTTCAGACCAAAAGGTAGCATTTTCTTGTTTATATTTTTCTATTGATTTTTTTTCTTCGCTAGCTTCTCTACCAGCTATAAATCCATGTGGGGTTATAAGTATTTTTCCATCCTCATATCCCAAACCATTAACATGGTTTTTCATAATGGTTATTTTTGTTCTAGTAGCAAATTTTACTTTTCGTTTTTCTTTAACTGCTGTAATATTTGTTGTACCACCATTTTTTTGATTACCAAATCTAAATACTAATGTAGAATTTAACCATAAAGATTCACCCCCTTTTGCTTTAATTTTAGGTTGTCCGAATGGGTTATCTGGTAATTCAACCCACGGTTGGTTTACTACTACTAGTGTATTTGTGTATTTTGAGTCCTGTCTTCTTGATTTACCAATTCTTTGATTTAGACCCATACCTATCTTATCAGCTAATGTAGCTGCATTGTGCATTTTACCACCTTTACCGTCAAAAGTCATTTTACAAGGTACCGAACCAACTGAGTCCCATAAAAATAATAAGTCGTACTCTAATTCACCCTTATCTTGTGCATCAAGTAATGTGTTAATATAGTCAGTAATTTCTTCAATGTATTGAAAGTCGTTATTGAATAGGAAAAATCCATCCCAGTCTATTTCACCTGTAGTTTTATCAACAACTTCCTCACAATCAAAACCTAAAAGTTTGGCATGTTCAAAACCCCATTTTTGTTCAGTAATAATTAATACAGGTAAAATACCTTTATTTTGTGCGTCAACAGCAGCTTTTATTAAAGCTGTAGTTTTTCCAGTATCAGAGTGACCTAAAAACATCTGTAAATGACCCATAGCTGGACCTGGTAAACCAGTGGCATCAAGGAAAGCTTTCCCTAAATCAAAAAATCTTTCTGGTTTAAAGTTAGCTTTCTTTGAAAATTTGTTTTTTAAGTCTGAAAATGTTCTTTTTTTTAATGCCATAGTATCTAATTAAAATGGTAAGTCTTCGTCTTGTGGTGCGTTTGCTTGTGGGTCTTTACTACCGCCTAAAACTGTTGTGTCGGTAGTATTTTGTACCGCATTAGGGTCATCATAAACATATTTTTTAAGTTCTGAATCCCATACTGGGTCTAATCCTTTAGCTATAGCTTCTAAATACTCTACAGGTTTTTGTGAATAAACATCTTTCCAAGTTCTTTCATCCTCAAACCATTCTTTAGATTTTTGTTCGTCATTAGAAAGTTTTCCTGGGTCTTCATACATAACTGTAGACACTGTTGTATACTCACCTCTTCCACCAGGTAATGGTACAGCTTGCAACATAAGTATTAAATCTCTACCTTCATTAATGTCGGTAACATCACCTTTCTTTTGCCAAATTGGAATTATCTTATCTATTGGTCCGTCTCCTCTCCAATTATGTTTAAACCTCCAAAATTTAACACCATCTTCTTCATTATCTCTATCAATAACTTTTACAATGTAAAATTTTTGTGAACGATACGAACGAGCTAATTCTTTTGATTGTGCATCTCCGGCAAGTCTTAAAGCTTCTTCAACTTCATTTAACGGACTTCTTTCACCAGATGGTTTTCCTTCATCGTTTTTACCTGGGTCATATAATTTAGTCCATCTCCCTTGTACTTGAATATTATGGAAGTAAACTTCTTTAAATGGTGAGGTACCGTCTTGTGTTGGTATGATTCTTATTTTTTTCTCTCCTGATTTTGTTCCTTTAGGTAACGCGATAGAAAGGTATTGTTTAAGTCTATCTTCTTGTGACATCATAGGTTTTGATGAACCTGATGGTTGTTTGTTTTTTTCGTACTGTGCCAGTACAGCGTCTAAGCTACTCATAAATTTTCTATTTTAATATGTTAATTATATATCTTCTTTGTTAAATATACAAACATATTAATTAATAGTCAAACAATATAGTAAAAGGATTTTTTATTCTTCGTCGAAGCTTTTTTTGATTTCAGACTCATTATAGTCTTCAACATCTTCTGGTGTTAAAATATATTCTTTTTTACCTGTTTTGTCAAAAATTTCTTCCTTATCAACAAAAAAATCAGTTAAAGTATTATTAAATGGTCCACTATCGTATTTTCTTAAGTCCATTTTTTCTTGTGGAGTTTTTGGTCTATACTTTTCTATTTTAACTTCTAAATCTGAAATTTTATTTACCATATCATCCATAGAACTTAGGTGTTTTTCTAAATCAGTTAGTTTAGACATTAAGTCTGTTAGTCCTTGTGTGTTCTTAGATAAAATATCTTTTTGTGACGTTAGTTCATCACTTATCTCTTCATCTTTTTTAACTAGGTCAGTAACATCCAGTTCTGTTGTATCACTTTCTGGTTCTTCCATATCCAAATCACCCAGTTCCTCATCTTCAATAGCTATCTCTTCATCTTCAACAGCACCCTCTTCATCCTCTACTGGAAGTTCATCCATTGCAGCTTCTGGGTCTGTAGGTATTTCTAAATCTTCTTCACCACCTTCAACATCTTCTTGTTCTGTCATGTCTATGTTGAATTTTTTGGCTAACCTTTCTATATGACTCCCCATACCTAAATTAGCTATACTTTCATTTAGGTTATCGGCATTGTGATTTAAATTATTAAACCTAATTAATTCTTCTAATATTTTTTTATCCATTTTAGCCATTTAATAGTTGTTTTACTTGGCCTGAAGGTGATTCTACATTAACTCGTCTATTTACTCTAATACTATTGTCTACTCTTTCTATTAAACCGTCTCTAGACCTAATAGTATAACATATCCCAGTATCTAAATCACAAACCTCTTTACCGTTTTCATTTTGTCCGTTCTCAACTATGTTATCTGTCTTTTTACAAATAAAATTTCCTAATTTTTCTAAAAGTTTCATATCTCTAATCATATTATTGTGGTTTTTCTCATTATATAAATATCTAGTAAATCAATAATAGTCAACACTAAGAATAATATTCCGGGAACATACGTTCAGGATTTAAGTAATGTTCTACTACTTTACCACTACCATTAACAACACCACGTATTACTTCTAAGTGTAAATGAGGTCCCCTAGACATTCCACTATTTCCTAATTTACCTATAATAACGTTACCAAAAGCAATATCACTATCACTAATTTTAGATACTTCTTGACCCATATCCAATACTTCACCTTCTCTTAGATTTGCATATTTTACTTTGTAGTAAGCTGTTTCACCTTCTCCAGGGAATTCCAGTATAGTTTTTTGAGTTATTACATAATTACCATATCTTGCACATTTGTTATCTTTTTGTTGTGGTTTACAACCATCTAATCTATCAATAACTGTTCCAACCATAACTGGTCTAATTAATATACCTTCTTCACTACTAACCTCTGTTGTTTGACTTGGTATTGGTGTTAAGTCTACACCTAGATGTCTTGTTTTGCTATCTGTTATTTGTTGTGGGTTAATTAATTCTGGCATAATTGGTAGTAGTAATTCAACATTGTCTTCCACCCAAGGTGTATTATCCAAATCTAAATAACCGTTATCTTCCGGTGTTAATTTTAATTGTTTTGGTGTTGCATCGTTATCATCATAAAATACATTTTTAATTTTATCTTGTAGTCTAGTTTCTGCTGCTGCGTAAAGTTTTTCTTCTACTCTTTGTACCAAGTCTGTAATATTTGGTAATTTAGGTATTGGTACTCTAACACCCTCAAAACTTGTTTCTATATTGTTGGGTGTTATGTTGTGTTCTACATTTATAATTAAATAAGGTCCGTTAAACATTGGTAGGTATCTTAACTGAAAGTATTGGGTTGGTTGTATGGTCACATTTCCAATACATGTAACTTTTGCTGTGTAAGACCTACTCGCATAGACATTATATAATGATGATGATGCCATACTGGTTGCTCCTCCACCACCCGAATCTGCCATTTGTTGTAATATCTTATAACTCTCTGAAGTGTTTTGAAATTGTTCTTGGTCTAATGTTATTGATTCAAACATGTTTTGATTAGGTATTCCAAAGTCTACCGTGAACCCCATAACTTTATTAGATAGTTTTTTGTTACCACAGTCAGGACCAGCCAAAGGGTTATTACTAACCAAATTTAATGCAAACCCGTCATTAGCATATCCATTGTTTGGGGCTTTATTATTTAATTGGGATGATGGTTTTCCAACATATTGACATAGAAAAACTGGGGAAGATTCTAAGTAATCTACTGTTTTAAATGTCCCAAACATCGCATTACCCTGTTTTTGTGTGTTATCACCACCAACACTATAGAAGTTAATGTACGACGGTAATGGAATGTAGTTAAAGAAATTATTTGCTAAAATTGTGGATATGTAACTAGAAATACTCTGTGTTAATGTTTTTTCGTTTCCAGAGTCAAAAGGTGTGTCTAATTTTATTATGTCCCATATATTAATAATTGCACTATCACCAATATCTTTATTTGCTCTATCGAAAAATAAAAATCTCTGAAATAGTGTTTGGGTTTGTAGGTCTAATCCTGATATCCACCTATCATTAAGAGTTTTAAATTGATTGTATAAATCCAATTTTAGGTCATCACCTTCGATACTTGTTCTACTGTCCGCCATATCTTGGTCTGGTGTGTTTTCTTCATCGTTAATATTTCCATTACTAACTTTTACTAACTGATTTATGTATTCATTTTCTTTTGTGGACAGACCATCTAATTCAGACATAAATTGTGTAAGGTATGTACTAGCTGGTATTAACCCACTATTGGCACAGTGTGCGGCATACAATCTTATAAAAGGAGCAAAACCTTTTATGTTTTCAGAATTAAATTCTATCCCATTATTTCTAATAGTAGCAAAAAAGTTTAATATTGGGTTTGTTGCTACATTTGGTACTAAGATAGTAAATTGGGTACTATCCTGAGAGTAGTATTGTCCAACATGTAGTTTAATATCTATGTCTTCTTGTGAACCAGCTAATGGTGGTATACTACCTGGAGTTAGGTTACCAAATTCATATTCGTTATTACCAGATTCAATATCTTTTAATTTTTGTATTAGGGTTGAGTTGTTTATGACCTCCCCAACATTAGTTGTTGTTTTATGTACATAACTAATTCTTTTATTTAAAAATTTAGTCATGACTTTACCGAATTTTTTAAGTTGTGCTTTAGCGAGAACCCCCTCTATTCTAGTTACTGCCTGTGTAGGGTCTAACCATTTTTTTTCAATAACTGTAATATCTTTAATAATTTGTTTCATACTACCACCCAAGTCAGCATCACCGTTAGGACTTGCAAATTTTAAAAATAACGATTCAAAAAAATCTAGTTGTTCTGAATTAAACACCCCTCTTAATTCTTCTATCGTTGAATAGTCTTGTACATCAAAAGGTCTAAGCTGCCAAGCTATTTGTTGGTCTTGTGTGTTGTCTATTTTCTTAAAGTATCTATGTTCTTGTGCTCTATAATTTGGGCTATGTTGGAAGTATCCATAATTAGACATTCCCCATAACATTCTACAACCACCATTATTTAACCATGCAACATTAGGTGTGGAATAACTATTAATATCTGTATCAATTAGAGCTCCTGAAGAAGGGTATACAATAAAATAATCCCTCCCAGTTCCTTTTGCTCCTAAGAGTGGGTTGGTGATATTAGCCGAATCTAAATGAACGTCAAAAAATTTAAAGTCAGTATTATTTGTTGTTATGTTTGGATTTTGTGATATTGTTAGTGGTGCTCCCACTCCAATTGCATTATTTAAATTGGTTGTTGGTGTGGTAAACTCACCAGAAGCAATATAATGTATAGCTCCTATTACCTCTTGGTAGACTCCGAAATTTGTTGTAGAACCATTATAATTTAATGTTCCACCACCAGAACTATCTGTGTAGGTAAATGATTGATTTATATTACCACCAACTGGGTCATAGAACGGACCAACACCACCTCCTCCACCTAAGTTATTAAAATCACCACCAAGTATATCACCCATACCATTAACTTGTTCTTTATATCTATGCCATATTGACCCTAGTCTAAGTAATAATGATACTGGTACATCATGAATAGCTGGTATTTGATTAAATATTTGTGATATGTATGAACCGAACTCTGTTGTTCCCTCACTATCACCTTTTAATAAAACTTTTTCTCTAAATGTCGGTAGTGGTAGGGAGTTTAAGAATAGGTACGACGCAGAAATATATGGACCGGGCATTCCAAGAGCGTCCATAGCTACACCACCCACAATTGCATTTATAAAATAAGGTGTATTCAACATGGAAGTATATAGACTATAGTTTTCTTCAGCTACTGGTGCTGGTGAACCAGGTACTGGTAACGATGTGGAGAATGTTGTAGTATCATCCCTCACTATTTCTCCTTCTGTAACTCCTAGTGGGTTTGTTGAGGTGTTTAATTCTTTGTAAAATTCTTCTGGTTGTGAACTTAGTTTTTTTGGTGTGTTATTAAATCTAGCTAGTGTATCTATTTCAAAACTAAAACAAAAGTTTTTATATATCTGGTATCGGATATCATCTTTATCCCTGAGATTAAATGTCCCACCTAAATCATATTCTAAACTTTTTCCTATTTCATAAAAATCACCAACCCTACTATTTTCACCATTAGCATAATTGGCTTTAATCCAACCACCCGCACCTCCCCAGTATGTTGGTGCGAGGTCAAAAAATGCATCAAAAGTTTTTGATATGTCTTTAACGTATTTTATATTTTCTTCAAACCCTGCTGGATTTACACTATAAACTATTTCTGTATAAGAAAAATCATATGACTTAGTGTTTGTTTGTGGTGTTACTGTATTTGATTCTAGATATAAGTTTGTTCTTTCTGGGTCATTTGTCTTTAAAAAGTTAATTAAGTCATCACTAGATTTTACATCCTTAAAAAACTGATTTAAAGAATAAGATTTACTAACTTTATCATATAAATTTTTACCATCATAACCAGCAAGTTCAAATATATGAGCGTTTAGATTATAACCACTTCCAGCAAATCTAGTATCTATACTACCATATCTTACGGTTTTTTGACCTCTAAGTAATATTTCCCACATCAAACTAACAAAATAGGTGTCACTATATGGTTCTTTGGTTACATTCCAGTCGTATATATTAATTGGTATAAATTCTTTTACATAGGCATTATTAGGTGTTTGTAGATTAAAGTCTGAGGACTTATAAACACTTGTTTTGGTATACTCTTCAACAAAGTGTACTTCAGGCCAAACTTTAATGTCGTCAGCTCCAGTACTATCTATAACATCTTTAGCTCCTGGGTATTTTAAAACTGAAGACGTAGTACACTCATCTTCTTCTTCCACAACAAAATATTGAGGCCATGGATAAACTATGTCATTACTTTTACTGTCTTTGGAGATGTCTAACCTTTTTGCGTTACTTTTCATTTCCATAGCGTTAGTGTGTACTATATCCATTAGTCTTAAAAAGGTGTCTGCACCTGCCATAATAATTGCAAAAACATTTCTAATGGTTGGTTTAAACCCTATTTCTGCTTCTAATCTACTATTTAGTGTTTTACCAACTTTAGTAGACATTTTAGTTGCACTTTTTTCAAATTCAGTTTTATGTTTTTTAAATAATTCACCATATACTAATGACGCACCATCCATTATAATCCAAGGTTCTAATTCAGTATCTAACCCTGAGTCGTCAACCACTTTAACATTTATGCCTGAAACTTTTTGAGCTTCAAATAAATCTGTTTGGTGTAGGAGTTTGGTGTCTACCATATATTCACCACCTTTTCCAAATGTTAAATTTTCATTTGCTTCATCAGTAAATGTGTCTATTATACCTTGTAATTTATCTTTCGCTTCAGTAATTATTTTTTCTTTGTAGACTATTGGGTCTTCTGTTTCAGGAATTACATCTATACCTTTTAAAGGGTAAGCACTAACATTAATTGTTTTACCTGTTGTTGTTGTATCAGGCACCACAACTTGTACTGTAACAACTTTATTGTTATTTAAGTATCGGTCTTTCCACCCATCTTTTTCTTTTATAGATTTATTTAAATCTTTAAGTAACGAATCGTACTCAAGTCTATCAGTAGTCATTTGTAAACTACTTTCACCAAATAATTTTCCTAGATTATTATCTAATAATTTTAATTTTTCTATAAGGTCAACTAATGTTATTTCTGAATCTTTGGAAAAAGATTCATCAATTAATCCTTGTTGTCTATATGTAGCATAAACTTCTTTTAACACTTGTTTCCCTCTAGTTTCAGTCACACAACCACTAGCGTCACAACTAGTTGGGTACATGTATGGTGCTGTTAACACCTGGTGCATATTTATATCCCTAAGTAATGCTACGTGATTACCAACAAAGTTACACGTCACTAAATAATCACCACTCGCTGGGTCAAACCTAGATGAAAATTTTTCCATGGTGAGCTGGTACTTTACTGCCTTACCATAATAACCCTTAAGTGTTAAATAAAATGTTGGGTATGGTAGGTGGAAAAAGGCCGTGTAGGGAGTGTTCCCCCTGGCTTGTTCAAATAATGTTTTCCCTCTTACATCAGTAAAATTAATACTTACTTGTGGTATATATGATGCATTTAACTTAACGTTTATTGATGTTATTCCGAATCCTTGAAAATCTAGTGTGTTTTCTGTCGTTACACCTATAGTAGTACCTTCACTATCTACAGTTTTAACTTTTTTATTAACATCTGGGTTTGTAAAAGCTTGGGTCCAATCGGAGTTTAAAAAATCCGAGTTTTTTGGTTTTAGAAAATTTAATTCACCATCAAATATGTCCACTATTATTCTATCTCCTTGATTTTGTGAACCAGAAATAACTTTACTACGTGGATAAATTATTGCTGTAAGATTAGCGTACATAACCATATCTTCATGGTCTACAAGTCTATCTTTAATCTCACCATTTAATACCACTTTGTTTGGGTCTACAACAACAAGGTTGTTTCCTACCGCATTTGTGTATATGTTACCGCTGTTTAATTTATCTGCCATAATAGAGGAAGTGTGTGTCTACTTTTGATTTATATTCCTCAAGTGATGTCATTAGTGGGTGTGGTATCCTTATAAGTGTTCCATCTGGAATATTCCATTCTTGTCCACCGTATTGTGGATTAGCTTGCATAATTAACCAACCATAGTAGGGTGAGTCATAGTATTGCTGTGATAGTTTATCCAGTCTAGTTTTGCCTACTTTATAAACAGTTTCTCTATCTGTAGATTTCACATCTAATGTAATGCTGGGAACCATAATAAAGTCACCATTTACAATAAATTCACTATATCTATCATAATAACTCATAATTAACTAATATATAATTGTCCTATCATTTTATGGTTAAAACTAACGGTTTGTGTCCCCACATTTCTACTCTTTAATTCATTCCTAACTAAATTTTGTGCAGTAGCACCAGTATTTATACCGTAACCAACGTTATATGTTGTAGTAAAAGTTTTCAAACTATTTTCTAATTTTTCATAACCCATATAAAGTGTCTCATCAAATCTAGATTTTACAAGACTTAAATCATATGTTAACCAATTAGTTACTATAGTTTCTAACAAAGGTTTAAATCTTCTACTCGTTTGGTATCTTATTCCGTTCACGCTACTTTCATCAACTTTAAGTAATTTATCATATAATTCCCCATTTCTATATTTTAATACATCAACTAATTGGGTCTTATATCCGTTTTTAAAATTAAAAGCCATTGTATCATTTGTACATAACCTATTAATAAAGAATAAGTATTCTTCCCCACCAGGATAGTTCTTACTAAATGTCGGTATGACTTTTTTTGTTATGTAGTCATTTAAAACTACTGCTGAACTATTGTAGTCGGTAGTTAAATCGTTTAGTTCTGTGGTCCCAGTTAATTGGTAGGCTCTTACTTGTCCACCAACAGAATTTAAAAATTCCCCATCATAATTACTTACAGTCACTAAATTTAATTTATCTATCGTATTTACCAAATTTACTTGTTGTTGTCTAAAACTGTTTGTTGTTGATAGGATTGAGTTGGTTATGTTTGTTAATTGTTCTTCTAGTGTATTTAATAAACAGTGTCTTATATATTCCCTTTCTTTATTATTTGTTTCTAACGTACTAAATTGTATTTGTATATTAGTTGTTCCAGAATTAATACTATTTTTTAATGTTGTATATTTTGTTATTATATCATCTATTATGAATTGTGGTATACCCACTAATTCTCTATTTAATGCACCAACAGTACCATTTGTAAATATTCTATCAAACATAAATTCTTCTGTAAGACCCATACTTTGTGTTAAAAACATTTGACTTAAACTATTTTTAATATCTAAAGCATATGACTTACTATACCCCACAAAGGTATTTAATAAATTTTTATATTTTATTTCATTTGCCATAACTAACTTAGTTCTCCACCTGTTAATCCATCAACAGTATTTAATAAATTATTATAGTCATCAACTAACTGACTATTTGTTTGTGTAATAGCATCTAATACAGCTCCTTGTGTTCCTTCACCCTCTAACACAACTTTTGTGTCAGTAATACTGTCCTCATTATATACTTCTGTATTTGCAAAGAAATTATTAGATAATGCATTCTGTAATTCAGAAACTGGTTTTTCCAATCCTTGACCACCGATATATTTGAAGTTCATAGAAACATTCGCTATCATTGGTTGCACACCAATCCCTTCAGGATTTAAATCAAATATAAGTGGTTCATAATTAAAACTAACTGAATCTATCGCGATTTTAGTGTGATAAAAATCACCAATCCTTAAAACACAGATTGGTGGTGCACCAAATGCGGTATTTTCCGCATCTACATTTTGAGCCCCTCCTTCTGTTTCTGTTGGTATCGTTCTTCCTGGTCTTGTACATTGCAATAGAAATGATAACCTACTGTTTAGACCTTCTGGTGTCATAGAGTGAAACGATGGGTGAAAATATTTTAATTGCCTTTTTAGTGAATCATAAACAAACTCTTCATTTTCTTCTAAATGTTTAAAATAGTTTTCTTCTCTCATTAACCTACTTAATAATCTTTTTGCGTTTACCGAACCACCAACAGCTTTTTTATAAGTTAAGTTAGAAGTTGTGGATAATGGTGGTTGTGTGTCAGTACCAGTTTCCAGGTCTGTAACACCTTGTGAGTTATCATCGTTTATGTTTGCCCCCACAGAATTACCATCATTTATCTCATCACCTTCATTAACTTGTTGGTCGACAACATTATTATTAGGGACCTCTATAGTATTTTGTACAATTTCTAAATCTACAGCTGATAATAAGTCACCGTATTTACCAGCTAATTCATATATGTCAAATTTTTGACATCCCGCTATAAATGATTCTAAAATAGCGTCAGCGGTAGTATCTGGTACATTTTCTAACTCTTTTGAGGCTATAACATCCATAATAGATGAGTGGTCAACCACTATTTTAAAACTTAATGTACCAATTCTTTCAGTGTAGTTGTAAGTATATATTGGTTCCGGTCTACCTAGAAAAGATACTGAGTTCCATTGAGCTGAGTTGGTGTCACCAACATTAATATCGTAAGGTGGAAACCACATGACTCTACCTCCGTTAGGTCCTTTTTCTGATGCTGGTAGGAAATCTAGTTCTGGTGCTCCTCTCCAAGCTAAATTTTCTAAAGAAAACATATATTTTTTAACTCCATTAGCGTCAACGTTATGTCCCATGTTTGGGGCTATATTAAGGTTGTAGGTACTAGAGAGTACCGAGTCTGGATTACCTCTTAGTAGTCCACCACTTTTTTGTAAATTTTTAAATGTGTAGTAAGGATTATCTTTGGTCCACGTTCTACAGAACTCTGTTGGTCCTACTCCACCGAATATGCCTTTGTCTATAAATCTAGCTCCACTACCTTTAGATATTTGTTTATAACCATCATTAAATATTTTAGATGTTTGGTCTATTGCGTGTCCTGCGTGTTTTCTTTTTGCTCCACCCATTAAAGGTGCTGAATCTATTAATTTCTGTGTTTGGTCTAAAATGCCACCAACCCTTTTTGGTTTTATAAAAGACCTGGTATATAACATCCCTGGAGGTGCATTAACTGAAGCTAGTGAGGTACTACCAAACCAAGTAAATCCTGCCGCTAACCCCCCTCCGTCGGTATAAGCTTTTCCTTCTAAACCAAAATTATATTTTTTCCATAAAGCAACACCGTTAACTGTTTCCAGTTCTTTAGCTACCGCTCCTGGACCATAAACTAACGCTTTAGTTTTTTTACCGAACTTATTAGTTGGTGTTGCGTTATTTGGACTTTCAATATTAGACGGTTCGGTACTCTTAGAACCAACATAATAATATGGTGTTACATTGGTAACTCCGGGGTCTAATTGCACTCTACTGTAATCAGGCCTATATTGGTTGTATACTAAGTTGTCTTGGAATAGACTCTTTTGTTGTTGAGCTCCCATATGGGTTATGAAGTTATCACTTGGGTTTGGAACTGATAAGTCATTTTGTGGTATGTTATTACCGTTGGTTAGGAATTCACCTACAGCATCTGCTGTAGCTGATATATTGTCTGTTACTCCAGCATAATTAACACCGTTTAGTTTTAGTTGGTTTATGTCTGGGATAAACGGTAAATTTTGGTATTGGCCACTTATTTCGGACGTACCGTTATAATTACCTGATAACCTATTTAAGTAATCCTCACCTTTAAGATAAGTTAGTCCTGGTGATATACTAATGTTATTACCATTTTCATTATCTAATGTATTAAATGTTTGATTTTCTGATAAGTTTAGTTGGAATAGTGGTAGTGCGGCTAACATTAGAGGACTATCGGAACCAACAGATGTGTTTTCACCAGTATACAATTCGTAAGTCCCATAACATGAAATGCTAAACCCTATGGGTTGAAGTGTGTTTGGTGTTACGTACTCTAGGTGTGTTTCTGTAAATAACTTATTTGTGTTAATACTTAATATATCTTTATATCCACCTTCTGGTCCGTATTTATTATCTAAAAAACTAACCCCTTTCCAATATTCACCAGAATCCTCAACTGTTTCTTGATTTATAACTGATTGTTCTATGGTTTGACTTATAATTTCATCACCTGGTTGTTGTACCCCAAATGGTGGTGGTATAGGATTTCCATCAGATAAATAAGAACTTTGTAGGTTTTTACCTAATAAAAAAACCCTTAAAGATTCTGTAGAAGCTGGTGTTGGTTTCCATGGACCTAACGTTCCAGCACTTTTAATTCCTGTATTTTTACCTAAACTCATATTGTTTTATTTTAAACACTATTTAATTGTGAATACATATCTTGTTTTTGTCCACTACTAGTTCTACTAAAAGCGTCCATAAATGCTCTTGCATCAACCCTTGCTGACTCACCTTCCCCTTGAACGGTTATTGTTCCACCTACTTGTAGTGTTTGTCCACCTCCACCACCAACACCACCCATTAAAGCTGATTCTAAAGCGTCTATTCCTTGTCCACCATCCATTTGTGTGCCAGTAACAATGTAGTCACCAGCTCTAGTATTACGAATTTCACCATCAGGGGATATAATAGCATCATTTAAATTAACCCCATCCTGGAACATTTCCAATACAGTGTCTTTAAATTTACCACTAAATGAGTCTAAAATTTTACGTTTTTCTTTTTCTTGTTCTTTTATTAATTCTTCTAATTTATCATCATCTATTGCATTACCAGCATCTTTCTCTTTTTGTAAAGCATCAATCTCTGCTTGTCTAGTTTCAAATTTCTCTTGTTGTTCTGGTGTGATTTGGTTAGTTGTAGGTATTGTACCTGCTAACATTTGTGAAGCTGTCATTGCATCTACATCAGTAGAACTACCACCCATTAATCTTATTTGTACCCTTGCTGCTGCTTCAATACGAGCTAACGCTTGTTCACTTTTTTCCGCGACCGTAAGTTGTTGTCTATATATATCAGTATCAGACATACCTTCTTTTCTTAATAACTCCATTTGTTCGTCGGTCACATTAGCAACATCTACCATTTCTTCAATACCAGGAATTTTAACTTGTGCGGCACCACCTTCACCTATTTGAGCCATTGATGCTATTAATTCTTTGTCTGTTTCCGACATGTCCCCCACAAATTCTAATTCTGAGAATACAGCTGCTCTTCTAGCAGATTTTACCGCGGTATCGGCTAGTTCTTGGTAACTCATCCCCATTGCATCTGCTTGGTCTCGTAATTGTCTTCTTGATTCCGGTGATATAACAAATGCATTTTTTTCTTTATCAAAAGTTACAGCTGCTGCTGCGGTATCTACAATCGCGTCTTGTAAACCTTCTAAGTCATTAGTTGCCATATACATTAACTTAAATGGGTCAGCTAAATCACCTACTGCACCACCAATTACCTGCATTCTAGCTGCAAAGTCTATAGCTCCTTCCGGGTCTAAGAATTTTTCTGCCATACCAGTCACTGTAGACATTTCTAAACCAAGAGCTTGTGAACGAGCAACCATTCTAGCTAAACCTTCTACACCGTTTTCAAATCCGTATGTGTTAATTAATTTTATATTACCGGTAACATCACCTAAAAATTGTTCCATAGTAACCCCTAACTCTTGTCCTGTTTGTATTATATCGGTAAGAGCTCCATCCGCGTCATCTATCCCCCCAACAGCATCGTCTAACGACATACCTACAGTATCAAAAGCGTCTGCAAATTTAGAGGCGTCAAAACCATCTAAAGTCTTGGTTAATAAAGCGGTTCTTTTCATAACATCTGGTGAAATATATAGATTTCTACCAATTTCTTGTGTTATGGATTTAAATGCCGCTAGTAATTCATTTGCTCTTAATCCATATTCTGCCCCTTCAGTTGCGGCCTCATTAATTAATTCTATTTGGTCTATTAATTGAGCATTGGATAATCCAATAGATTTGGAAAGGTCTAATCTTAATGTATCTTCATAAGCTAGTAAATCTAACACCTTTCCCATGTTCTCCGCTGATACCGCAGTACCTCTTCTCAGGTCTGTTACCATTTTACTTATCTGTTGTATATCACCAACAGACATATCAGACATAGGTGTACGTTGTTTGTTAATTTCTTCTAGTGCTGAGAAAAATTTAGCGTTCATTCCTTCTCCACTAACCCTAGTTCTTTTAGTTTCATTACCAAGGTAGTCTTTTAATCTTTCATTTTCAGCTTCTAGTTCTGTAACTCTTTTTTCTAAATCAGGGTCAGCTAGATATGATGGTAATGGGTTTTTTATACCCAATAATAAAGCTAATTTGTAAGAATATGGGTTACCTTTCTTTCCGTAACGTTTTATGGAGTTAACTCGGTCTTGGTGTGTTGGTTCGTCTTTTGTGTTAAAAATACCTATAGGCACTCCTAATTCGGGATGATAAGCTAAATAAGCTTTTGCCCCAGATAAAATACGTTCAATAAAGAGTTGTTTTAACAAACCAATCATACTAATTCTATTTATTATAAATAGTTAGTAGGAGGATTTCCTTTTGTTTTTTGCTTGCTCTACTGCCTCATTTTTCTTATTAAACTCTTCTGTTAAGAAATTAACATAAAACCTTCGTTCAAATGTTGGCATAACTAAGATATCCCTCCAAGGAATATGTAAGTGCCTCATAAGGTAGTAAAACTCTTGCAATAGGGCATTCCTATATGCCGTAGAAAGGACGAAAAAACTCAAGTCCAAAAGCAATACGTGCTCCAATCTCCTCGTTGGACGGTGTTTTGACTTTGACACTAAGGTCTAGTTCTGGTGCGTTTTCTCTAATAACTTTTCTGATACTTTGAGAATCTTTAATAGGCATTATTTGGATGGTTTGTGCTATAGACATTGGGTCTCTAACTCCGTCTATTTCCTTCACTACCATTTCTAGTTGTTTGGTGATATAAGGATTTATTGGGTGGTCTTTGTAGGTTTCGTTAATTTTTTGTAGTTCTTTTTCTATTCTAGGCGATATTAGAGTTAGTTTACATTTCTTTTTTGAAACTTCTAGGTAATATTCGAATTCACCTTTTTCATCTAGTTCCACACCAACATCTTTAGTTTTTAGAATAGATAAGTCTATACTTGTTTCAAACTCATTATTTGTTTTTGGGTCTTTAAGTTTAATTGTGTAGTCGGAACCAAAAGCTGTGTTACGTAAAAAAATTAATATAGCTTCTTTATCACACTCCGCTAATTCCTCTACATTAATATCTTTATCTAATATTTTTCTTTCTAGTAAGGTGTGAATTAATTTTTTACTACCAATCATAGACGGTGTTGATAGTAAATTTTCGTCTGAAGCATTTAAATAAGTTACTTTTAAACTTTTTTTTCTACTTTCGTAAAAAATACCTTGTGATGGTAATGATACCACGTCATAAGGTAATATAGTTTCTAATGGTTGTTCTGTTTGCATATTATATTATATATATTTTAATTCCTTTAATGTAAATACTTAGACTTTGATTTTATTTATATATTATAAGCTATTGCAATAGTACCATTGTGCATATTAAAGTCAAGAGGGAAAATAAAAATAATTGCATAAAAAAAGTCTCTAACGAGACTTTTATTATATTATATTGTGAGTATTAGTAAACTAAGACACATCTATCTGGTCTTAAAGTGGCTGTTATATTTGCTAAACCATCATCACTATAACTTAAATCGTTAAAATTAACATCAGTTAAGAAAGTTCCTTGTAGTATCCATTTTTCTACTACCACCCCTGTTGGGTCTAATAACTCTAAATCTATATTTTTCTTGTATCCTGCAGCGTAACCCATTCTACCTGTTACTGACTCTGAATGCATCCTTACCCACTCCATTAGTGCTTGAGCTGCTGAAGGACCTATTGGGTCTCTAAATGTTACATTAATTGTGCCCCAGGTAAATCTACCAGCAACATACGTTGATGTATTTAAAAAAGGTACTTCTACCGAGTTTATAGTAATTTGTGGTCTAGATGTGCTTTCCACGTACCATTCATTAATACCTAAAGAAGAGTCAAACCTTAGGATAAACCGATTCTTTTTCTTCGGTTCATAGGGTACGGGCATTTTCATTAACAAGTCAGCCATTGTATTTTATTTTAATTTAATTATTATTTTTTATTTATAGGATTAAAATCCTTTTATTATAAATATACGGTTATGGAAAAAAAAGAGTGTTTATCGTTTCTTAATTATAATTTTCCCATATCCCCCTTCAGATGTATCGTAAACAATAAATGTAGTTTCTGGGAACTCTTCTTGTAATTCGTCCTTAATATAGTCTATCATTGCGTTTATATTACCTAAATCATCGTCACTAAAACCTACAGATAATTTATTATAACTAGAATTTACTAGTTTATTTGTTCCGTCCATTATTTTATTTACATAATCTCTAAAAGCTATTTTTTTATTTTCTTCTGGATTTATAGCCGAACCAAAATCTAAACCAAACTTATCAGCAAATTCAACAGAGGATACTGGGTGATAATCAATTTCATCCAAATAAATCTCTAATGTCTTATCTGGTGTAAGATATTTGGTTTTAGGGTATATAAGTTGTATATTACTTAACATTTCTGATAATTCTTCTTCATTAAATGTCTTAGATATCACAATATCCATCCCTTTTCTTAAAGTGATTGGTTGGTGTCCTCTGGCTGTTATAATAGATATTGGTTGTGCATTTATTAAAGCTTTTTTAAAACTCTCGAATGATGGTGCGAAAGATTTATTATCTAAAGCTTTTTTTAAATCACCTATAAACTCTTTTTCTTCTCTAAAATTATAGAAAGCGTCATCATCTAATTTATAGTTTTTACTATTCCTAATTTTTGAAAATTTATCTGTCGATACTTGTGTTGGTTCCCATTTACCATCTTTATATTTTAACATTCTAATCAATGTAGGCATTTTAACTATATTGTCATCCCAATCAAAAGAATAAGCTTTTATGTCGTTTGTATTGTTATCTTCCTGTTCTATAAGTTTAGATATCCTTTTTACTTGCCTTTCATTAATTATTATTTTATGTTTCATATAATATAAATAGTGTTTTATTTGGTTAACATTTATTTTTTGTTTATCTTTGTAGTATAATTAAAAGATGAGTTTAATTGTAACTTAAAGACGATTTTAATCGTATATATACATAAGAATGTTAACCACTAAAAAATAAAACTATGAGTATTATAGAAATCTTAATCACCTACGTAATTTGTTCAGAAATATTAATGATGTTTTTTCTATTTATTAACACGGAAGAAATTAAAAAATCTTACCTTTCTTTTGAGGAGAGAAGAAGTGGGGTACCTTCGGATGGGTGGTATACTTTCTACATTATCACACATATTTTAAAAGCCCCGTTATTGGCACCCTATATTGCTCTACTGATGTTACTTAATGGAGGTAAATTGATTCCTGATGATAATTAAATAAAAAAAGGTCCGAAAGGACCTTTTTAGTTTAAACTCTTGATATTGGTTTAATAACTTGTTTCATTTTTTTAATGTCTTCCTGGATTAGTCTATCCTTTTCTTTCTCTACTGACTCATTATTAACTTCTTTAGAAGCTTTTGCCATAGATTCTTCTGTATCACCATCTTTATCTAAATCTAAAAAGTCTGGTTTAGCTTTTTTACCTTCTTCCACTTCTCCTTCATACATTTCTTCTTCTAACTCAGGATAAGGTAAGTCGTCAGAAACTTCATCATAACTTCTTGCTGCTCTTTGTGATTGGCCTGAACCTATAAGTTCTGCTGTATACGTCATAAAATTACCTAATTTAGTTATAGAGTTAGCTAATTTTCTTCTAGTATCACTATCTTTAATCATGTCATAAGCTTTTTTGACACCATTAATAATATTTTCTATACCTTCTGCGGCAGAAACACCAGGATTTCTATCATACTGACCTTGTTCCATTATTGTCTCACTATAATCCTCAACATTTAAATCTAAATTTTCTCTAACAATAGATTCACGAATAAGTTTAAACGCTTCTTTAATAACAGTATCTATCTCATGTGGGTTATTCACTTTTTCTAATAATCTCTCTAGTTGTCCTTCGCTGATAATTATATTTTGTTTTTTATCTTTTGTGAAAGTTTTTTTACCATCTGACTTACTATTAGTAGTTTCACTCAATATTTTTTTATTAAATTTCATATCCTTTTTATTTATAAATATACTTTAAACGTGAATGGGGTCACCCCCACTCACATTATTATGTTTAAACATCCTCAAATGAAGCCCCTGTAGGTGTTACTAAGAATTCTACAAAAATGTACTCTAAAGCTCTTGTTGGTTTGATATATATCTTACCACTCATTTCATTTCTATCGATTTCCTCTGGGTCACTTGATAATACAACTCTAAAGTCTGTTAAACCTCTATCTCTTCTAATAGAGTCTAGTATTGGGTTAACTAGGTCTAAGAATTGTTGTCTTACTATGTCATCGTTTTGTTCAAATATTAATCTAACTGAAACAGCTGAAATTAATTTTCTAGTTTGTAGTAATAATCTTCTAACATTAATTCTATCTAAAGCAGATTCTTTAATTTGTAGAGTTTTATTACCCCATATAATCGGTCCTACGTCACTAAATGTTGCGATAGGATTAACTCTACCCACATATAACGTATCTCTCTCATCAAGAGTAAGTTTCTTTCTAGCTTTTACAGCGTTAACTATACCTCTAGTATAACCTGCTGAAGCGAACCATGGGAATGACACATTATCAGTCAATGCAATATTTCTCATTACCTCAGCTGTTGGTGGTATAAATATTTGTTTGTTATTAGCCGTATCCCTTACTTGAATCCAAGGATAGTATGTTGCTGTGTAATTAGAATCTATTAGTGAATCTTCCATCGCGTCTACAGCTTCCTCAGGACTTACCATATTAGCTGTATCAGTAGTGTTAGCTACGAACATATTATAGTCTGGTGTTGTTGTAACATATAATGAGTCAGCTCTTTCATCCTCAATCATATCTATAGACTCATTTACTAACCCTAAATTATCAACGTAATTGATACCTGGTGTAGCGAATACATTAATATCAACCGCTTCTGGATTACTAAATGTATTGATGGCTCTGAGATATGCAAAATAATCTGTGTTTGCTTCAACACTACTTAGTTTCTTAAATGAACCGTCTCCAGTTGCTGTAGGGAATTCTGTTGTAACACAAGTTCCATTTAAGAATCCGGTTAATCCCATTCTATAATCATCTGTATTAGACCTTGTTTTTCTATAAATGTCCCAACCATCAAATCCACCATGTGGTAATACAGTCCATTTACGTGCTCTTAATTTTTTATAAGGGTCAGTACTTAATGTAGGTTCTTTTTGGAATGATGTTACACCACATTGGAATATTGATTTATTATTAAGTGTTGTTCCAGACCAATCTAAATATGTACCTATACCACCTTTAACTATTGTTGCTCCTGAATCCATATGGAATCCTTGAGTTATAGTTGACCAATCAGTACCTTCCGTACCAGTACATATACTAGTTGGTGGTTGTTGTGATTTATAGTCAAAGAAGTCAGCGTCGTATCCTACTCCGGCCGAGTTAGATATGCCTAGATAAACTTTTGATATCTTATCTCCACCACTTAAAACTTTGTTATTACCAGTACCCGAACCAAATGGTGGGTCATAAATTGTTTCACCAGGAGTATAGTACTTAGTTTTATAACTAATAAATGGATTTAAAGAACAGTTATAAGTTCTAAATCTATAACCCTCAAACCCACAAGGTAGTGAACCAGCAAAAGTACCATCTAGAACACCATCAGCCAAATACAACATAGTGTATTTAGACTTTAATTCAAATTCACCTGTTGACGTACCTACTTTTCTACCCACAAAAGAAATTTTTGTTGGGTCTAGACTACATCTTGTAAATTTTTCTAGTACGTTAGGTGCTGAATCAGTATCATAAAAGTCTCTAACTAGAATATCAAACTCACCTCTCTCAAAAGATAGGTTAGCGAATGATATTTTTATTTCTCTATTAGCTGAAGTACCGTCTGATATCGAAACACATTTAAATAACCTAAATACGTCAGTACCTTGTAATTCTGTTACAATCCATGGAGTTTCAGGTGTTCTCCACTCATTCATTTTCCACGCAATTGTATTAGTATTTGTCGCTGCTCTCGCTGATGGAAGATATGTTAAACAACATTGTAATCCTCTAACCTTACCTTTATTCCATAAATCTTTTAACATTACAGGGTAAGACTCTTCAATAAATAAAGGAACATCTTCTCTCTTTTTGTCAAATGGACTAACACCAAACACCTTAGATACATAATCTTTAGATGTGTTAGTCATAGAAGTTTTAAATGTATATATATTTCCACCTGCTGTAGTTGCACTAATCCCAAATGGTTTAAATGGGTCTTCTAGTACATCAGAGTAAGTCCCTGTACAATCAAAATTAACTGAATTACCTGTTACATCGTATGTTGGTCCTCCAGAACCTGTTGTACTTATTCCCCTAGACCTTAATGTAGCAACTACTACTCCATCATACTCATCATAAGCTGGAACATTATTATAATATTCTACGTTTATTGCACATGTCGCTGAATAAACTGTAGTACCCGAATTTTTAAGTGATGCTGGTCCTGTTTGACCTGTTGTTCCTGAATAGACCGTACCACCAGCAGATGCATTTACTGTATCTGCGGAAGCTGTTCCATGATATAGTTGATATGATACACCACTATAGGTTCCTCCACTACAACAATCACTATTTGAGTATTGGAATAGTCCGTAGTACCAAGCGTCATTTTTATATGATGTATAATCGGTACATAATGTGTCTAATCTATTTGTTATTGTTACTGGTTGTGTATAACCACTAGTAGCTCCAGTTGCTATTGAAGTTCCAGATGTCGTCATACACCCATATTGGTAAATTCCACCATTATAAGCGAAACAAGTACTTCCTGTTGTTGCAGAACAACCAGCATTATATGCATGATTTGTATTTGTTACAGTAGCTTTTACCCAACTTATTAAGTCGTTATTAAATGTTGGTAGTGTTGAACCGTTATTTAATGTTACTGTAGAAGTTGCGAATGAAGGGTCTACTAGTCCTGGTAATGTTAGTGGATTTGTTAAAGTTGCATCTGCATAAACAATTGAACCTAAAGCGGTATTACTACTAGCAGTAATTGGTACAAAAATATCAAAGTAAGTTGTATATGCCGACGTACCTGCAATTGCAGCTGTACCCGCATCATTACCTACTGTACCACCAGTACTTACACTAAATTGTGAAGAGTCTAAACTACCTAAAGTTTTAATAGACCAGGATGGTCCCGCATCATAACCACTAAGACCTAACACTCTTGTTACGAATAGTTGATTTGATTGACTTAGGTATGATTTCGCTATATACCCTAATTCATATTTAGGTATTTGTGAATCTACGTATTTTGTAGGTGATGTACCTCCAAAACGAGTTATAAAATCATCATATGATTGTATGAAAATTGGTTCGAAGGCTGGACCCTTTAATGCCTCACCTACTAAGCCTAATGTTGTAACACCAACACTTTGTGCTACAAATGTCAAATCTTTCTCTGATGTATACACACCAGGAGAAACAAATACTTTATTACCGTCTGCCATTGTTATTATTTTTTAAAATTATTATTATTCTATATTTTATTAATAAATACCTAATCTAAACCCAAAAGTTTTTGAAAATGAATGTATAAATACATTGGGGGTGAAAAAATTCATACTATTTTCATACTTTCTAATAATTATAGCAAAATACCCCCTTATATGAAGGCAAACAATAAAAAAATAAAAGACATTAAAAATATTAAGATTAGTGTTGAGTCTCACCAGCTACTAAAAAAGTACTGTAAAAAGCACGGACTTAAGATGTTTGCTTTTATAGAATTGTTAATAAAAGAAAAATGTAAATCAGCAAAGGACATATACGGTGAGTAACTATCTCACCAAAGTTTCTGTTATAATAATATAAGCTGAAGCAGTAGCTGTTGTTTTAACTATAGTTATACTTACAGTGTCACCAGGATTAACCATAACTGGTTCAGTTAAAACAACATTATTAATTCTAAACTCCACAGTATTAACATTGTTTGTTCTAGCTAAAGTAATATTAGTTTTATAGTTATATGTTTTTGTTGTCGCACTACTTATAGAATCAAAATTAATTTTATTTTTAACTTTATTATTTTCTCTAATTTTTTCATTTCTACTTTCACCATTCATTAAAAGTACTGTACGACTAACCGCCGGTGTAACCTCAAACTCGTCTTCGTCAATTAAAAATCCTTGTAGTTGAAACTGGTAGTTCTGTTGGTAGTATCTTCTTTCTTCAGTATCTATAACTGATTCATCCCCTATAGATTCCATAACTATTGGAATGTAGTGACCTTTTACGTAAGTATAAGCTTGTCTAGATGTAAACTTTTGTAGTATTACCTTATTAAATTGGTTTAGTTCTCTCATTCTGTTACATACTATCTTAACATCATAAGTAACATCTACAGGAACTGGTTGTGGTATGGTATATATGTCATAACCTTTTTTATTCCCATCCCAAGTAGGGACTTTTGCAAAATGAACTTGTTTTCTATTTGGAATGGTGTATTGGAGTGATGGGTTAGTTCCGTACTGTACGTCTGGTTTTCTAACAACCACTATAAATGGTAATGACACATTTTTATCTTTAGTAGAAAATGACCATGTCTGTGAAAATTCACCCCATCTTTGTAATGTTAATATCCTATCTATTACTGGTATTTTTTTACCTGAAACAACTACAGGAACATCATCTATAATAAAATCTAACATACCCCTATCTAAATCTGCATGTAATACTGATTTTGGTAAAAAGGTTCCGTTTTCAGTTATTAGGTCGGCCAGTTCTTTTCTCCTATTAGGTGTAGCAATTCCGTTGTAACCATATGGGTAATGCCCTTGTACTGGTTGTGGTGTTATGTTTATATTTTTTTTAGGTAAGGCCATATCTATATTCCATTAAACTCATTTTCACTAACAAAAGAACATTTTATTGTCCTATAAAAAGCTTTGTACCCACCTATTGTATGTGCATTATCAGATGTAACCCTACCGTCATCTGTTACGGTATAATATCTCATTCTTTCTTCTGTTTCATTATAACCTATATAATCACCATAATTTATATCTGCACCTAATTCATCTAAATGTTTCATATATACATTAAAAGTTAGGTTACCAGGTTCCATTTGATTTACTAGTCCTGCAGCATAACTTTTATTTTGTGGTTCACCAATATCTACATAAGCTTTAAACTCTATAGGTGTTTTATACCTAATTTCTTCTTTGCCCGCTTCACCGTAAACATCATCCACATCACTAAGTTTTTTGTCTACCCTAAATAAAACCAAAGTAAAATGCATATCACCATGTAGCCACTCCATACCAATATTTTGTTCTAAAGCAAAATCTTCTGAACCAAAAAATTTAGATATTCTTGTTATAGGTACTTTTTTATTAGTCATATTGTATAAGTCTTTATTATAAATACATTTTGACTTCCTTTTCTCTTTTTATTATATTTCCATTATGGATATAAAATTGCCTGAAATTATAGCTAAAGATAAATTACTAACATATTCTGGAGCAAATAACTATATTATCGGTTTAAGAGAGTCTGTTAAATCTGGTAAAATAAAAGTTTTGACACTGGAACAATCAGAATATGTGGTAAATAATTTTGACGTAGTACCAAAAGTAGTTCGTAGGTGGGTGGATATTGACGAACCTTACTCTAATGAATTACTAGCAACTAAATTTCTTTCTAAGGCCCCATCTAATATTTGGGTTGAGAAGCTCTTGATTACTGAAGAAGGTAAGTATCATGTTTGGGGGAAAATTTTAGAGACCAGTGCGTTAACTTCTTTTTGGGTCCCTAGAGACCAACTAATCAGTAAACCTAAAAGTGATGTTGTTGTTGATTTTACTGAATTTTCTCATAGACCACCTTTTGAACATCAGGAGGAAGCTATAGTCAAACTAGTCTCAAACAAAAAATATATTCTAGCCGATGATATGGGTTTAGGTAAGACTAGTTCTGCAATTATGGCAAGTATTAGTTGTAAAGCTAAAAAAATATTAATAATTTGTCCTGCTTCATTAAAAGTTAACTGGAAAAGAGAAATAGAGAATTATAGTAGTGATAGTGTTGGTATTGTTGAGGGTAAGAACTGGGTGGATGGTAAGTATGTTATAATAAACTATGATATTCTTAAGAATTTCCACTCACTACCAAAATCATCGGACAAAAAAACTACTATAGTAGACTCTAATTTTGATTTGGTTATAATAGATGAGGCTCACTACGTATCTAACGGTAAAGCTCAACGGACTAAGTTGGTTAACAATCTAGCCACTAGAATATCTAGGTTGTGGTTGTTATCTGGTACTCCTATGACCTCTAGACCTATGAATTATTACAACTTATTAAAATTAGTTGGTTCTAGGGTTGCTTCAAACTGGATTAACTACGTAAGAAGGTATTGTGATGGTAAACAAATTTTCAGGGGATATAGAAAAGTTTGGTTAACATTTGGTGCTACAAATCTTGAGGAACTTCGTGATAAGACTAATGATAAAGTTTTACGTAGGTTAAAAGAGGATGTTTTGGACTTACCCGATAAAATAATCACCCCTATACATATGGAATTAAAATCCAAAGATTATGAAGATGAGGTTGGTGAATATAAGGACTGGAGACGAGAAAATAGGAATAAGGGGTTATCCATCCAGCTATCAAAACTAATGAGGGTTAGACAAATTATTGCCTTAGAAAAGGTTTCTGAAACATCACAACTTATTGACCAGTGTTTACAACAAGATAAAAAAGTTATTGTCTTTACCAACTTTACCGAACCTCTAATGCAATTACATAACAAATATAAAAAAGAATCAGTAATTCTTAATGGTACAATGAAAAAAGAAGACAGACAGACTAGTGTAGATAGGTTTCAAAATGACGACAAAATAAAAATATTTATAGGTAATGTAAAAGCTGCTGGTGTTGGAATTACGTTAACCGCTGCGGAGGTTGTAATATTTAATGATTTATCTTTCGTACCTTCAGATATGTCACAATGTGAGGACCGTGCATTTAGAATAGGTCAAGATAAAAAAGTATCATGTATATACCCGATATTTCAAAATACCATAGAATATAAAATATATAACATTGTAAATAATAAAAAATCAGTCATAGATACTGTAATGGGGGATAATATCGGAGACGAAGATATTATGTCAGAAATTATAAGTATGTTGTAGAAATGAGTTATTCGATATATTTATAATAAAAAGAAATGCTATGGCTAAAAAAGAATTAACTAAAAAACAACTTAAAAAACAATTAACCACACTAACTGAAGATAAAGGTGAACGTTCAGAAAGTGCACTTAAAAAAGATTTAAAAAAATCTTTTGATGCGTTAAAACAATTAGATAGGGTTACTACAGGTCAGAAAATAGGTGATGTTACAATAACAAAATCAATGAACAAAAAAATTAAAAACGCTAAAAGATATATAGAAGACTTATACGACACTATAACTGATGGTGAGATAGAAAAAAAAGAACAAAAGGAGGGTGAGATGGTTGGTTCGGAAAATGAACAGTCTGAAGGTTATGGTAAAATGCCTAATGAAATGGAGGTGGTAGTCGGTGAAAATGTTGTTAAGGTATCCCAAAAGAAATTAAACTCTATAATAGAAAGGGTAATTGTGGAAAGAAAAAAACAATTGTCTGAGGATTCTGAAGGGGAAGAAACTTATAACTACGGTGAAGATGAAGGTGGTGATAAGAAAGAAGAAATGTCGATGGAGGACCACGTTAAAGCTATTGAGGACCATTTAAAATACCTAAAAAAAGATATGGGTTATGATGAAGACCATGAGGATAGAAGAGAGAAGGGTACTGACTTCGAATAAATCATAAAACATATTAAAAATATAAAGGTCCTTTAGGGGACCTTTTTTAATGCCAAATCAAAGTATTTATATGTAAAGGATAATTTATGCCAGTAACTATAGACCCACTAAAAAGAGAAAAATTATTTACCCAAATTAGACATTTATTAGGTGCACCCCTAAGAGGTGTTGAACTTGAGGATGAGATGTTAGATACTGCTATAGAGTTAGCGGTATTAGATTATGGCCAATATGTCCAAGATTGGTTAATAGAAAATCAGTGGTCATCTTTGTATGGTCAAGATATGGATGTTATTTCATTAACTAACGCTTTTTTAACAAGAGATTTAAATTTTGAAACTTCTTTTACCTACGCTTATTCTAAAATAGTTGGTCTACAAGCTGGTGGTCCTTATCAACTAAAACAAGACTTTATAACATTAGTGGAAAATCAACAAATTTATGAAATTCCAGCAGGAAGAGAAATGAATGAAGTTTTATGGTATACTAGAGCCGAATTAAACGAATCTTTTATTGACCCATTTTTAGGTCCTTTTGGTGGTATGGGTGGAAATTTAGGTATGGGAGGAGCACAAATGGGTATCCAAGGTTCTTATTTTTTAATGCCAGCTTTTGATATTTTATTAAGGATGCAAGATAGAAATTTAAAAAATAGGATGATTGGTGGAGATATGACATATAGGATGACAGCTGGAGCTGGTGGTATTCATGGACCAAAATTTTTACACCTATATAATGTACCTGGTGGTAGATTTGATTTTGGTAATATTATGACCAACCAACATAGAGTTTATTATTGGTATTATGATTCTGGACCTGAAACTAGAAATGAGTGTTTAGCGGCTAATAAAGATATAATTCTATTACCTAGTGATGTAACTTTAGAGGAGATGTCTTACGAAGAACTTAATTCTCCAGCACAATCATGGGTAAGAAAATACTTTTTTGCTAAAGCTAAAGAAATGTTAGGTCGTGTTAGAGGTAAATTTTCCGGTGCTT